GCTTTACACCCTTATATTAACAAGCCTATTGAAATGAAGGGCGATGATATTATTATTCATTCTGAACACAATCAGGGTGGTATCATACAGCAAAAAGGCAAAGCGTCGGTTAGTATAACCTATTCTAAAGACGGAGTAGCTATTGGACATACCGGTATTAATATTAATGCTGGTAAAAAAGCTCCTGCATTTGCATATAGCACTAACCTTACACCTGAACAAGCTGAAACATTCCAAAAACAGGTGCATCAGTTATTCTATGGTATGGTAGATAATATTTTTGTTGCAACCACAAAGGTTATTGTTTAATGTTTGATTACATTAACAGAGTTTTATATAAAGGTAAGGAAATTAACGTAGAAAACATCAACGAGAACAAGGAATTTCAACCGTTCCTTGTTCAGCGTTGGTGTTCTATGTATTCTGCACCGCTTGCTCATATAGTCAACGAAACTACTAATAGATATTGGAAGAGTTTTGAAGGTAATTCTGAATGGTTTACTGCTTTAGATACAATAATACCTAAGTGCAAATACAAGCGATTCAATTACATTAAAAAAGCGAAAAAAGAAACTGTTAAGAAGTCTAATGAAAGCTTAACTAAGGTTGCCAACTGCCTTGAAATCTCAAGTAGAGAAGTAAGTCTATACATAGAGCAATTTAATTTAAAATTACCAAATGAAGAAAAATCTAACACATAAAATCGAAAGAGATTTAAAAGCCCAAGGAGTGGGCGATTACGAACGCAATCAGGCACTTCAAGCTAATGAAGATGTTGAGACAGATAATGTCAAGGGTATGGTTCGTCTCGACGATTACTTGGGTTCAGACTTAAATCTCGTAGATTGGCGTATAGATAGTCTTTTAGATGATATTATGATGTGCCAGTTTGCAGATTGCAATGAAGACAATACCGCGGTTTTAAGAGAAGGCATTTTTGTACCTACTAATATGGTACAATCCGCTTGGCGCGTAGCTAAAGTAATTCTAGCTGGTCCACGTTGTAAGACTAAGGTCGGAGAATACGTTATTTTTCCAAGTAACTTCGGAATTAAATGCGCTAAAATGAACGGATTAAAAAATATCGTATTTCTTAATGAAGAACGCATTTTTGGTAGAGCTAAACCCGCTAAGTAATATGAATGACGCCGGGCACTCTAGAACAAATCCTCAACAGTAATGTAGTTGAACTCAGATTTACAAGACGTAGACCTTTACCCGGATTAAACTTTAGAAGAATGCTCGCAACTAACGATACGAATCTTTTAAACAGTATGCCTGGTAGACTGGCTTTAAACTTTCACGGTGCACCAGGCCATTTAAAGTTCAGTCCTGAACAAAAAGGACTAGTAATGACCTGGGATATATTTCTTCAAGACTTTAGGTTAATACCCGCTGAAAGCGTAGAAGTGGTACGTGCCATTAAATCAACACCACCAGATGAATTTTGGAAATTTTTTAATTCTGTACTTTCTAAAATGTCTGAATCTCAAAAAGTACAGTTTATGCACACGTGACCGAAAATATCGACAATTTAATTATGCCTTTTTTGCAAAAAGAGGTAACATTCTGCTTTAAGCACAAAACTTACAAGAGCGGCAAGCTCTTACTGTATAAACTTTCCGGTAATTATCTTTCTTTTATATTAATTAATGAAAAAAAGAAAGAAACATTTGAAATACCGTACCCGTACTCTATAGGTAAGAACGGGAATAAGATTAATTTTGATTATAGATTGACTGCTTTAGCTGAAAATGACTATGATTTGTTACTTTCCCTCAAAGGTGTAACTAAAGTCAAAAATAGTCGGTTTTACGACACAGTCCTTACAATTTCAGCCTTGTAAAGTACAGTTTTTACTGTATAATAGGTCTTTAAATTAAATGAAGATTGACCAACCTATTCTCAGCTACTTTCCTGAGAACCATACACCTAGAGAGCATCAAGTATCTGGTTTGCAACAGATACAGGATGCAATAAATTCCGGTACTAAGTTTATTATAGTACAGGCACCTACTGGGTCTGGTAAATCCTTCTTTAGCAAAACACTTGCTAATACTACTAATGATGCTGATCCAGAATATTCTAAGCTAATAAAGAATTATCAGGCTTATGATAAGGATTTTGTTGGGGTTTTTTCGAAATTTAAACCACACGGTACGTTTGCTCTTACAACCACTAAAGCGTTACAGGATCAATACGGTAATTTATTTGAAGATAGCTTAATTTTTAAGGGTAAAACTAACTATCAATGCGAAGTAGACGATAGTTTTACTGTAGATCACGCACCCTGTGTAATATCTCCTAATTTAAAGAAAAAATGCTGGGGAGATTGTATTTGCCCGTACTATGAAACACGTAACGACGCACTAATTGAGAAATTTACTGTGTTGAACTACGCTTCGTTTTTTAATTTACCTGATCATCTCAAAACTAGACAAATTATAGTGTGTGATGAATGCTCAGAACTAGAAGACGAAATTGTAAAAAACTTTTCTGCTGTAATTAATTATAGATCGTTTGATTATCTGGGGGTTTCTATAGATAAACTCACTTCTGAAGTACCTAAAAAAGTGTTGGGCTGGTTAGTAGATGTGTGCAATTCTCTAGAAAATGCTATTGATGAGTTTTCAGACAGACCTCGCTACGAAAAACATAAAGTTGAACTAGTAAAACAGCAGCAACGTAAAGATTTACTTGAAGCTATAAAGCATACTATAGATCACTGGGATGATGCTCAGTATATTGTTGAAAAAGACGCGGAAAAGGTAACCGTCACTCCATTAAAAATAGATAAACTCACTAACTGCTTGTTTAATTTTGCAGAAGTTGTAGTGTTAATGAGTGCTACTATTGTAGATCGGGATATTTTTGCAAAGAATTTAGGTATCACCGATTACAAGTATATAGAATTACAGTCTACTTTTGAAGCAAAAAAGAGCCCTATAGTTATTAGTAGCAAGTACCCATTAAGTCATAAGACTATTGATGCAAATTTACCTAAAATTATTGAAGAAATACAAAAAATTGCTGAATATCACAAAAACGAAAAGGGCATCATACACACTCACTCATTTGCTATTACACAGGCATTGCAAAATAAGCTAAATGGCAAGAGATTTCTATACAGAGAAGAGGGTGCTACTAATGAATCTATAGTTAAAGAGCATTTTTTACGTACAGACCCTACTGTTTTAGTGAGCCCATCTTTAACTATGGGGTTAGATCTTAAGGGAGATTACGGAAAGTGGCAGGTTATTGTAAAATTACCGTACCTTTCCCTTGCAAACAAACGCATAAAGCTTCTTTCCGAAAAAGAATCGGATTGGTATAGAATGAAAATGTTTATATCCTTAATCCAGGCTGCAGGAAGATGTACTAGAACTAAAGAAGACGAGAGCGTTACGTATATTTTAGACGGATTATCTGCAAAAGTTATTACTCAAAATAGAAATATATTACCAGGACACTTTTTAAATAGAATCGTGTAAGTATACGTAGTGCAATACTACAATTATCACTGGGAAATTAAGGATTTACTAACGCAGTTTTTACAGGCTTTTGATGGTGCAATCGTAAAACGATTTGATAACCAAAGAAATGCAGGTAGCGCGGTTGCAGTTCGTTATGTGTATTCAGCAAAAGAAAGAGTGTTAGATGACTTAGTTAATAAAGCACAGCATATAACGGTTCCTGCGGTAGCTTTTAGCATATCTTCAATATCTCGTGACAACACTAGAGTCTTTAATAAACTCGGTGGTTATTATTATAACCAAGCTTCTACTGATGTATCCAGTACTCATACTTTACAACCGGTACCCGTCAACATAGTTGTTAATATTAGTATTTTAACTCGATTTCAAACCGATATGGATCAAATTCTTAGTAATTTTGTTCCGTGGAGTGATCCTTATTTTGTTATTTCTTTGGTCAATGATGCTATGCCTGGACGAGAGATAAGAACAGAAGTTCTTTGGGATGGTAACTTAAAAATGGGCTATCCATTCGATATTAACGGTAATCAACCTACAAGAGTTACCTGTGATACTAGTTTTACAATAAAAGGCTGGTTATTTAAATCAGATACAAGCCCGGTTGGTAGAATATTTAAAATTGATAGCAATTTTTATGCAGTTTCAGCTATTCCTACTAATGAATCGGAATATGGTTCAATTTATAATATATTAAATGCGTTAAACGGTACCCCCTATAATGAAACAGTTACAGTTTCGGCAAGACCGTTTACAAGCTTTACCGACCGCTGGATA